CTCTTCTTGTCTTAAGTATCTCTTTCTGTTCTTTCTGCGTGACCATATATTCATTGGCAAATATAGTGATATTTTGCGGTATGTGCAAATATTGCACTAAGTGCGTGGGCCGGAGTGGCTGAGTTGTATTACAGGCTTGCGAGCCACTTCTTGCCCTTTGATGACTTCAGCCATACAATGAAGGCGACGGCGAAAAAAAGCACCACTGCGAAAAATATTGTCAAGTAATCCATGTCGCTTTATTTTAATAATTGATGTTGTTCTTATTTTAAGATGATATTTCCTATCCAGGCGAATGCTATTGTGCAAAGGATGCCAAGGAGTATTTTTATCCAGGCGTGGGCATCGGTGTCGCTAAACAATCCTGGTATGCCTCCGAGGACAACCGCCGCAAATGTGACTTGTGAGAGGTTGAGAAAGTAGCCTCCCATTTTCTCCTTCCGCGTTTTAACCCGTTCTTTTTGTTCTTTCTGCGTGACCATATTTTTTTATCATGGGCAAATATACTGTTTTTTGTGAGTATGTGCAAATGTGGGCTACGGGCGCGGATTGTGGCTGAGGGCTGCAATGGCGTCCACGAGCTTGTCGATGCTCTCCTGTTGCTTTCTGATTATTTCGAGGCATTCCTTCACTCCATCGCTGTTGGTGGCCGTGGCTCCGTCACCGACTGCCTGGCTGCTGTGGTCGCCGTTCACTATCGACGTATCAGAGGATGAAGTGAGCATGGGACCCTCACCGTACAAGAGCCAGTCTCTACTGAGATCGGGAAAGGCTGATAGAACATTTTCTAACTTCTCGGTTCCCAAACCTTTGCGCATGGCGTTGACGTAGCCATTTGAGAGGCCGCTTTTCCTCTCAAAATCACGTATCGTAATTTGCTTAGCCTTAGCAAATTCTACGATTCTTTCTTTTACTGACTTATCCATACGTTCTATTAATTAGAGTTAAATGTAGAAAATATCTCTATTATTATTTTGCTGTATTAGAGAAATGTTCTAACTTTGCAAGCAGTTAACAACAACTTGCCAACTTGTTTACGGCAAAGTTAAGTAAAATTGCCGAAAGGCACAACGAAAACACCAAAAATATTAAAGCTATGTTGAAGAAAGAATTTTTAGAGCTGACACACAAGACCGACGATGAGGTCAGCGACATCGACTATGCAAGAGTAGAGGCTCTCTATAATGAGCTTGACGATATGAGCAAACAGGAGTTCTGCCGGTTGTACACTGATGACGTCCCCAACCTCTTGTACGCGGCGGCAAAAGTTATCCTCGACCTTAGGGAACACATCGCGAAGCTGGAGGACGACAAGAAGACGCTCGCGCACCGGTTTATCGCGAATGACGATTACGAGGACCTCAAAGGAGTCTACACGACCGCCGAAATCATTAAGTTGAAGATTGGTGAAGACAACATGCCGGATCTTACCGAAGATGAGATCTACTACATAAAGAGATACCTGCAATAATGCGTCGCCCTGCCAAGGGCTGACGCTTTACGACAGCGAGGATCAATAAAGGAGGAACAAAACCAACACATCGCGAACGGGTCTCCCCTCGGGGAGTTGGCAGACTGGCGCTCTGCACACGTTCTTTGACATATTGGGACAGACGAACAGGGAAAAGCCCTGATAGGGAAGCCTTTCGGCGAGGTGGAGAAACCGCATAGTGCGGACGCATAGAGCGTTGATAAGGCTTCCGAGAGACGTATGACGTAATGTGGCCGATGGCGGTGACAAGCCCGCAGGAAGAACACAGAGCCAGTCGAACCGAATTAGTGAGAAATCAATTTGACAGCAATGGAGACAGTAGAAATTTTCAAGAACCCCGAATTTGGGGAGGTGAGAACGCTCATGGTGAACAATGAACCGTGGTTCGTAGGAAAAGACGTGGCGGAGGCGCTGGGATATGCAAGAACAGCTGATGCTGTTGCAGCACATGTAGATGCCGAAGACAAAGGGGTCGGTAAAATACCGACCCCCGGTGGAGAGCAGGATGTTACCATCATCAACGAAAGCGGCCTTTACTCCCTCGTCCTCTCTTCCAAGCTTCCGACGGCAAAGCAGTTCAAGCGGTGGGTGACGCACGAGGTGATACCGTCCATCCGCAAGCACGGCATGTATGCCACAGACGGACTGCTGGCAAAGGCGACGCAAGACCCCGACTTTCTCATCGGGCTGCTGAACAATATGAAGGACGAGCGCAAGAAACGACTGGAAGCGGAGAGCAAGCTGCATGAGGCTCATCCGAAGATCGTGTTTGCTGATGCGGTGAGCGTGTCGAGCACATCCATCCTTATCTTTGACCTCGCAAAGCTTCTCAAGCAGAACGGTGTGGAGATCGGCGGCAGACGACTGTTCGAGAAACTGCGTGAAGGCGGGTATCTCATCAAGTCGGGCTCCTCGAAGAACATGCCCACGCAGCGTGCCATGGATATGGGTCTCTTCGTCATCAAGGAAGGCTCCTACATCAACGGCCAGGGCGTGAACGTCACGACCAAGACTACGAAGGTGACGGGCAAGGGTCATCTCTATTTCATCAACAAGTTCCTCTCCGGGGATCTCAAAAAGGCTGAATGAGGATGACAGACGAAGAATTCAAAGAGAAGATGGTCTATTATGACCGTCTCGACATGATATCGTACACATCAATAGCACTTAGTATAATATCGATACTAATAACGATATTCCTGAAACGGCCAAAGAAAGAATCGATATCACCTCAGCACGCTTCGCCCGCCGTTCGACAAGAGCGTCGTGTTTCACCTTCTCAATCATATCATCGAGGAGACAAAGGCTCTCAGCCGAGCGTGTTTCGGGACTTCTTAAAAGTCCGTCTTTGTCCGCCCTCGCACCGAGCTTACGGAGCATGGCGTTGACCTCTTCGGGATATTCGTTGAGATCGAGAGGGTGAATGTTCAACTGGTGCAGCGCAACCTTGCACTGCTCATAGAGTTCAATCTTATTCATAATTTAGAAATTTGGCACTGCAAAGATAGTGAAAATATTCGGCGGCGAGGCCATTCATAATAGCGAATTGGAAATTTGGCGATTTATCAATCGATGATGAGGCCGAGCCGTCTTTAGAACAAAACAAAATCAATATACAATGGCAAAGAACATCCACAACGCAGCAGTAGCCCCTACGGGCATCGTCGAGGGCGTTCTGACAAGAATCAAGCAGAACGAGAGAGACCGAGACAGGGCGCTGAAGAACTACTACAAGAGCATGATGGGGCGCAAGGACGTGTGCTACTCGCAGACCCAAGTGTGCCGTCTCGCCGTAGAGTTCCTCATGAAGAAAGGATACACGTCGATCACCAGCTCAGAAGGCATCAGGCAGAAGCTCATCAAGTTAGGCGTCATCAAAGGCCAGAGAAAGAAAAAGAAATGAGCAGCCACATGCCACCGGCAGAATGCCGCACTTGCTCACTCGCAAGGAACTCAATCAATGGGAGGTACTGCCCGAAAGTTCTGCGTTACGTGAATTACGACAAGGCGCCTCCATGTAAAACCATCAAAGATTATTTACCATGAAAAACCATGTATCATCACTCAATAGCTGGCTCCGTAAGGAGTCGAAGACATTCTCCATCCTCTGCGGTGAGTCATTCACGCATCAAGAGGTACTGGCCATGAATGCAGTCACAATAGCTATGATTGCCATCGCAGTCGTCGCCGGCAACGTGTTCGCTTACTAAAAGGTTACGACTATGGCAGAGCTTTCAAGGTATGAATACAAGAAGCTGGTCAACGACGTAGCCAACGCTGTCGTGGCCAAGCTTGCCAAGCTCCATGAGTTGAGCGACGACCGCCCGAAGTATGTGACGCTGAAAGAGGCTGCTGCCATCCTCAGGAGGTCGGTGACGTGGATGTACAGGCACAAGGACGAGTTCCCCTACAAGAAATTCGGGAATGGTACCAAACAAGGGCAGCTGCTCTTCCTCGAAGACGCGCTCTATGAATACATGGATTGACTATGGCGGAAGGATGGATAAAACTGCATCGGAAGATCACCGAATGGGAATGGTACAAGTCACCTTCCGTGCGCTGCATCTTCATACACCTGCTCCTAACGGCTAACACCAAGGACAAGCGATACAAAGGACACGTGATTAAGCGTGGGCAGAGATTAACGAGTGCGAATATACTTGCAGAGGAAAACGGGATGTGCCAAAGGACTGTTGTAAGCGTCTTGAAGAAGTTGCAAAGCACAGGAGAAATCAAAAAAGAGCGTTTTATGAACGGCTCCTTGATAACGATTTTGAGATTCGATCTATACCAAGATATAGAATTTTCAACACAAGGTTATGCAATAAATGCACAACCTATTGCACAACCTATTGCACAACCTAATGCACAACCTCTTGCACACAACTTAAGAATAAAAGAATATAAGAATACAAGAATACCTCCTCCCCCTCCTCCCACGCGCGAGGAGAGCTCAAAAAAAACATTTTATGAAGTGTTGAAAGGGTCGGTAGAGATGATGAACGTGATGCGTGACGAGTACGGCATGACACAGGACAAGTACTTGGATCTCCTGGCTTCCTTCGACCGTGAATGTACGGCGAAGAGCAAGCAGCACACGTCCATGGACGACTACAAGCGTCACTTCTACGACTGGACGCGTCGGCACATCGAGATAAACGGGAAGAACGGAGACAAGAACAAAGGCAAAGGATATGGAAACAGCAAGCCAGACTCTGGCAAAGAGCATGGAGGAGACAACCTCAGCCCAAAGGACAGGGCAATCAGAGAGGCCAACAGACGGGACCTCATCGCAGCGGGGTTCGACCCCGACGAGAAACCGGCAACGTATGGAAGTGATCACGAGTTTTAAGCAACGGTACCCAACTGCCGACAGCGTGCGCCGGGATTTCGATCCAGCCAACTGCAAGAGCTTCATGGACGACACGATACAGGAACGCTACCTCAGCAAGCCGTGCATACGATTGGGAGAGTTGGCAAGCGCATACGGGAACCCAGAGCTCGGTGAACTGCTGATAAGGCAGCATATCCGCACCGTGTACGCCATGAGCGGCTCCAGGTTTCAGCCAGATGAGCAGATGGTCGCAATGACAGCCGGGCGGTTCGTGGCAAAGTTCGGGCGCACCTGCACCCTTTACGACATGATGGTCTTCTTTGCCAACTTCGGATCGGACTTCCGCACTACCTGGTCGACCTTCGACTACAACGACATCATCAAGGGCTACAAGGAGAAGTTCGAGCCATGGGCAGCGACCAAAAGAGGCTGGGAGCCTGAGAGCAGGAAAGAGCAGCAGGTCTGTTCCGGCAGCACGGGCATCCGGGCGCTCCGAGAATACGTCCACGGGCAAGTTGACAAGCTCGGCGGTGGGGAAAACGGCATCAATGCCTTCTGCGAGAGTAGCGGTATGTACCGAAGCGGATGGATAACGAGAGACGACATTGCCAGACTCTACAAGGAGTTTGAGAAGCAGGAAGATGAGGCTTTCTAACGGAATGCCCCGGCACCTCGTTTTTTTTGTTGCCGTCCGAATACCGCCATCCCCCAAGTACTGAAAAAATCCCACTCGTGTGAAAATAGGAGCGCGGGTGAGGTATAGCGCCGGGTACCCTCTAAAAAAACATACCCCCGGCTATGAACAGGAAAAATCAATTAGAAACTAAATATAATCATATAATCAAAGCAATGGAGATAAGATTTGAGAAACTAATCATCAAGAACTTCAAGGGAGTAACCAGTCTTGCGGTCGACTTCCTGAATGACGTTACGTGCATCATGGGCGCGAACCATACCGGCAAGACTACTACGGCAGACGCAATCAATTGGGTGCTCTTCGGCAAGAATAGCCAAGGGCTTACGACTTTCGGCATCGACCCGAAGGATGAGAACAACGACATCATCCATCACCTTGAAAACAGCGTCGAGCTAGAGATGATGGTCTCCGATTGGGCTGAAGAGTTTATTTCCCTAAAGAAGATACGGAAAGAGATTTGGAGCAAGCAACGGGGAAGCGACGAAGAGACGCTCACAGGTCATACCGTTGACTGCTTCGTCAACGGGGAGAAGATGACAGCCAAGGATTATCAGGCATACGTCGATGGCATCTGCAAGGAGAGCTTGTTCAAGGCCATCACCTCACTCGAATACTTTCCAAGACTCAAGGCAGACAGCCAACGCACCCTGCTCGTTAAGATGGTAGGAATGAAGAGTCTGGCAGACATCGCAGCGGCGGACGACGGCTTCAAGTCCATGCTCGGCAAGATCAACGGAGACGATGAGGCTGCGATAGAGCGGTACCGTGAGCACCTCGCCTACAACATGAAGGAAGTGAAGAAGGAGCTGCAAGCCATTCCGCCTCGCATCAGTGAGAACGCAGACATCGTGAACAAGATCAAGAAGGACGGCGCTGACTTCGACTCCATGCGCAGACAACTGGATAATGTCAACAAGAGCATCAGCGACTGCGACAAGCAGCTGGCCGACGCTACTGCCGTCATCAATGCAGACTACGACAAGCGGGCAGCCAAGCGCAAGGAAATCAACGAGTGCAGAACGGAGATGACCAAGATAGAGATCCGTTACAACACTGCCAACCGTGACGCAGAGACAGAGCACAGCAAGGAGGTCAGAACGCTGCAATCGCAACTAGATGACATCAACTTCCGCCTTGCCGAGGAACAGAACGCAGCCAAGAGATACCAGTCTTCGCTTGACGACATTGCGCTGCGCAAGGACGACTTCCGCAAGCGATGGCAGGAGGTGGAAGATATGCAGTTCGTTATGGCTGACGATGACGACAGATGTCCCACTTGCGGCCAGGTTCTCCCCGATGACATGCTCGAGCACAAGCGTGAGGAACTCGAGAAGAACTTCAACCTCTCGAAGGCAGCCAAGCAAGACAAGCTCGACGAGGAGGCCAGGCAGATCAAGGACGACCAGGAACGGCTGTCAGTAAGACTCGAGAACTCCCGGCGTGCCATTGACGAGATGCAGGAGCAGGCAGCCAAGACACGGGAGCAGCTGGATGGAGCCAAGAGCGTGGTAGTCGAGAAGAAAAGCTACAAGGACGATGCCGAATACTTGAAGTGGATCGACAGGCTGTCGAATCTGCAAGAAGAGCTCGACAATATGGCCACTGCCAAAGACAGCTCGCAGTCCATCATCCGCAGGAAGCAAGAGTTGATGAACACGCGCGATGAGATCCTGAGGCATCTCAATGACGAGAAAGAGCTGAAAGACCGCGAGGCTCGCATTGCTGAATTGGAAGAGAAGCAGCGCACGCTCAATCAACAGCTGACCAGCTACGAGCAGGAAGACAGCAGCGCGGAGAGGTTCGAGCACGCTGTCATTGCAGACCTTGAGAATCGCGTTAATGAGTTGTTTCCTACAATTCGGTTCAAGATGTTCGAGACGCTCATCAATGGCAGCGTGCGCCCTACATGCCAGCTAACGATGCACGGAGTACCTTATGCCGACCTCTCGAACTCCGAGAAGATATTGGCAGGACTCGAATGCGTGAGGGCAATGCAACGGCACACAGGCGTTCATGCACCGATCGTCATAGACAACTGCGAGAGCGTGAACAGATTCCCGGACGACATCGGGTGTCAGATGATCCTTCTGTACGTATCGACGGACAGAGAACTGAAAATCGTGGAAGGAATATAATTAATCAAATCATAATCAAAATCAAACAAAAAGAATATGGCACAGAATCAATCAACAACGAATAGTGAACATGCGGTGGCAACGCAGCCGGTATCGCAGAATGCGACCGCATTGAGGAAGAAGCAGGAAGACGTATCAACACAAGTACTGGACCGGGTAAGCGAGATGGAGCAGGCCGGGGCACTCGTACTGCCAAAAGGCTATCATGCCGGCAACGCCTTGAAGAGCGCATGGCTCTATCTGCAAAACATCGAGGACCGCAACCACAACAAGGCCATTGACACTTGTACAAAGGCAAGCATCGCCAATGTGCTGCTCGAGATGGTGATCCGTGGCGAGTATCCGATGAAGCACTGCTACTTCATCCCTTATGGCAACCAGCTCACATTCATGGAGAAGTATACGGGCAAGCTCATGCGGGCAAAGCGGGACACGGAGATTGCCGAGGTCAACGCCAATGTCATCCGTGATGGCGAGGAGTTCGTCTACACCGTGGACAAGAAAGGCCTCCTGCAACTCGTCTCCCACAAGCCGACTTTCCAAACCATGGGCAAGCCTATCGTCGGTGCCTATGCCGTGGTCGTCAACAAGGACGGCAGCACGCACCTCGAGGTGATGACGATGGACATGATCCAAAAGGCATGGAACCAGGGCGGCTTCGGGGACAAGGACCGTCAGACAGGCGCGCACAAGAACTTCACCGACCAGATGTGCAAGAAGACAGTCATAGCCAGGGCGTGCAAGGTGGCGCTTGAATCTTCCTCTGACCGGGACGAGGACGAGGACAACGAGAACGACCTTGGATTTGTTCCCATGCAGCCACAGCAACAGGAGATAGAAGGCAAGAGCCAGCCGCATCCTAAGGCGATAGAGCATCACGACACCTTCGAGGAGTCAGCGAGCTACGAGGAAGTGAAGGAGGCTGAACCGAGCTATCCCGAGATCAACGAGCCGCAGACCGAACACAAACGCGAATGCCCGATCTGATGATGACACTGACAGTAATAGGCTCCGGGTCGTCCGGCAACTGTTACCTCTTGCAGAACGAGGAGGAGGCCCTTGTCATCGAGGCGGGGCTTCCCTTCGACAAGACGGTGAAGGCAGCGCTCGGGTGGGACACGGGAAAGATCAAGGCGCTTGTCGTCTCGCACAGGCACGATGACCACGCAAAGTTCGCCTGGCAGTACGCTGAGGCAGGCTATCTGACCTTCGCGCTGAAAGACACCATTGACAGCTGCCATCTGAATGGGATATACTCGGTGAAGGAGATGCAGCCGGGGCACGGCTTCAAGGTCGGAGGATTCTCGGTGCTCCCTTATCCGCTGAACCACTACAACACAGATGGCACCAAGTGTCCTACGGTCGGATGCCTCATCACGCACGCGGATTGCGGACGGATATGTTTCTTCACGGACTGCGAGAGCTTCACGCGGGAAGTCATGACGGACGACGGACTGAGGTACATACCATACGACTTCCCGGATGTGTCTCACTGGATGATGGAGTGCAACTACGACAACGCCATCATCAACCGCTCAAAGCACATCCCAGACTTTGTGAAGGACCGCATCAAGCATTCGCACATGAGCCTGACCAACACCCTCAAGGTAGCCAGACGGGTTGACCTCACAAGCACGCGGGAGATCCTGCTCATTCACATCTCGGACGGCAACGCCGACGACCGCAAGTTCGTCCGTGAGATGAGAGCCGCCACCGGCAAGCGCTGTTATGCCGCGCATCCGGGACTTACGATAGATTACACTATAAACGCATAGAGCATATGGAGAACAATAAAATCAATTACAACGGTATTTCTATCGAGGTAAAAGAGATTACGCCAGAATTAGCCAAAGACATTCTGGAGAACCATAATAATCTCAATAGAAACCGAAATAAAGATCACGTGAAATCCTTGCTTAATAACATGAAGCAAGGGACTTGGCGTTTTAATGGCGACACGATACGCTTTGATAGAGGCGGAGAGCTTATTGATGGACAGCACAGACTTGCCGCTCTCGTTGAGTTCGGGAAACCTCTTCCGATGATTGTAGTAAAAGGTTTCGACAAAGAAGCTATAAAAACCATCGACCAAGAGGTTAAACCAAGAAATCTTGCAGACCTTTTCAAGATGAATGGAGTGAAAGACGCAACGAACGTATCAGCAACGATCAATCGCTTCTTTGCTATAAGCGAAACAAATTCGTTCATTTCGTCTAACAGGTATAATAATTCTCATGGCGGCGGTACTATTTCTGGTAATCTAAAATGCAAAATTACAATAGATGCGAAGTATAATGAATATTTTGCGAACCCTGATCTATGGGATAATATCGTATTATACGCAAGACGTTGTTATAAAAACACAAGATTGCTAAGAGTATCTGACATCGGAGGTATGTACGCATTCTTGTATCTGAGAATGCATCACTCTGACGAAGAAATCATAGGATTTTTCGACCGTCTTTGCTTCACGCAAACTGATGTAAACGTTATAAATCTTCTAAGAGATCTCTTAATCAGAGATCTTGTATCAAAAAATCCGATGACGAGTTTGGTAAAGTCGCAATATCTCGTCAAGACTTGGAACTACTACATAAAAGGCAAGGACGTTAAAGTCTTGTCATATAACAAGAATACGGAAGGGATCATAGATCTTATCTAAACTTCCTAAGAACGAGACAGATCCTCCCGCATCTTATCAAGTTGCGGGAGGATACCCTTTGAAAAGACAGACTGTATCAAGGTTTTATATCAAAAGAACTATGAAAAGACTTCCTAAGGCAATACAAATTTTCTTCACCGATGACAGGAACGGGAAAGAGCTGGCACACGACTACTACCTCAATGCCGCATGGGTTACGGATCTCTGCGACCGGTATGGGGCTTTGAGAGTCGGTGAGTATATCCACAGATCCGTCGAGGCCAAACGCAAGGCGTGCATCAAGCGGTACGGAAGCGAGTAGGGGAGAGAGGCTGAAATAAAAGCCAAGAAGCAGAAAAACAATTGCAAGAAGAAAGCGGAAGATGATAACTCCCGAGAATAATTCCCCTACGCTTGCAGAAGTGCCCCAAAATTCAATTAAAATATCAAAGTGATATGATTTATCGTCCAAACAAAAATAACGCAAAATTAAGCTTTTGTCGCAATATGACCCATGCCACGGCCGACGGAATACGCTTGGCTGCGCTGAAGCAGATGTCGAAAGACTACCGCAACCACGGCGAGGCATGTGCCAAATGGTACACGATCGTCGCCCCGGTAAACGACTGCGCGCTGATGACCATGCACGATGCCATCGAGTACATCAAAAACTCTCCGAAATGGAAGAAGCGGGGCATACGGGCGGCCTGTGAGGAATGCGAGCTGATGGACAACAGGTACAACAGAAACCTTATGCTCGCGCTGAAACTGAACGACAGCTTCAATATAGACCGGACACGGTTCATGACCGACTATCTCGGCTCAATGCAGGACGCGTGGGCACACGACACGTTCATCATCCGAATGTCGATCAGCAACTTCCTTCTCAAGCAGAAATACACGCGTGACGTGGAGCTGGCCTCATACATACTCACCGCCTACAACGTCCTCGTTTTCGCCTGCCACTTCTTCGATTCGTACATCAGAATTGCGCTGGATCAGTTCGGGGTGGATATACGCAAGGAGATTGCGGATAGTAAGCTCGAGAAGATCAAAGAGAAATTCAAGATCATGGCCATGAGCGTCGATACCCCGGAAGTGCAGGGTCTGAGTGAGGACAAGAACACGCGTGCGGCAATCCAGGCACTGTCCAACAGGGTGACATCGCCGGAGATCTCGAACGACGCGGCTGCCAAGGCGCTCGACTACAACCGGGATGTGCTCAAATGGGCGGAAGGTATCGGAGAGGCAATCGAGAAAGACTGCAAATCAGCAGAGAACCGGATGAAAGAATATATCGGACTGAAATAACGCAAGACTATGGAAAGAAAAGGAACTATCTACACCGAATATCACAACAAAGGACGGAGATATGGTGGCGGTGTTGGCGGCTGCGTCCTGCGCAAAGGCGTGGGGCTTGTCAGGAGTCACCAGTACAGATGGGTGGCGGAGATCAGCTACCATGGCAAGCGGTACCGCTGCCGGAGTTACCACTACGACCGGGTCTACAGCTGGCTGATGGACATGCGGGAAAAGTTCAACGACTGATTGGAGGGCACGTCTATGGCAACAGAACTGTACATTGAGCCGGAAAGGAGAAACCGAAATGCCATCAACGGCCGGTTCCTAAAGGGTAACACTCCACACAACAAGGGGAAAAAGTGGGACGAGTGGATGGACATGCGCAAGGCCAGGCGGGTGAAACGGATAGGCATGCGGAACCTGCATGGCAGAAACGACATCGCCGGCTGGAACGCCCAGCCCGTCTTTGCCCTCGACGATGATGGCAACACGGTCGGTTGGTTTGCGTCTTCCAATGACGCGGAGCGCAAGACCGGGATATGCAGCAGAAACATCCGTGCGGTAATCGAAGGCAAGCGGAAACACGCCGGAGGGTACAGATGGATCAGGCAGGATTAAAAAAATCAATACAACATCACACCAACATTTTAACAAAATAAACATGGAAACAAAACAGAAAACTTTTACGGTCTCAATTCCGGAAGGGAAGAAGGCCGTATGGAACGAGCATGGAATTCTCCAGCTCGTAGACGACAAGGAGACTAATGAGCCGAAGGACGTAACCGAGCGCATCAAGACTTTTTGCGACGCACTAAGCGAACTGGAGCAACGGGCAGGACGTGGTGATTGTGATGCACGACAGCTCATCAAGGAATACGTCTCTGAAAATATATCAGATGCAAGCGATGACATTTTTGCATACCTTCAGCTCCGGATCATCACGGCAGCATTGAATGAGGGATGGACACCGCAATTCACCGAGAATGAAAGACGGTGGTACCCTTACTTCACTCTGTGGACGGAGGATGAGCTCAAGGACAAGAGCGACGAATGGAAGGATGATCACCAGCTTCTCCTTTGGGGCGGTCGCGCCAACTCTGGGTCGTACTGCGGTGTGGCGTGCTCGGCTTCGAGCAGCGGATGGTCGAGCACGGATGCGGGCATCGGCTCTCGCCTTGCTTATAAAAGGGAAGCGTTAGCGACATTCGCAGGGCTGACATTCGCACCCGTGTACGCACGATTTTTCCTTGGCGACAAAGCCAAAGGCTTGAAGCCATGGCGAGAGGTGGAAGAAAAAGAGGAACCAGCAGACGAAGAGGAGGAATCATGAAGAGATACGACAGAGTGCCGGGCGACTGGGAATGGCACTGGTGGTACGTACCGATAAACTACAACAGATGGGCGAAGCCCCGGGACTTTCGGATAGAGCTCCTGCCACGTCTCCATCTTTACAGGTGCAACAAGGACATCGAGATCTACATCTGCTGGCTATTTTGGGGAGTTAAAATAAATTACAAGCAGAGCCTCCCATTTTAGCACCAGCAATGAACAGAGAACAACAAACAACGAAAACAAACAAGGAAAAAGCAACATGGAAAAATTTATCGGACAAGACATCGATGATCTCAAGGAGCGTGAGCTCTTCATCAAGGACAACGCAGATGCGGTGGAGAGCAAGGGTTACAGCAAGCCACTGGCAGGCTCGGAGATTGACAGACTCAAGGAGCAGCTCACTGATGCATGCATCAAGAAGCAAGACCTGGAGGAAGAAAAGAAGACGGTAGTCAAGGGATACCAGGATGACATCAGTGAGCAGAAAGCAATTATCAAGGAATGCAGCGAGAAGCTCAAGAGCAAGAGCGTCTACGTGATGGAGCCTTGTTACAAGCTCATCGACGAAGACGAGAAGATGGCAGGCTACTACAACAAGGAAGGCATGCTCGTTTACGAGCGGCCAGCCCGACAAGATGAGCTGCAACCCATGCTTTTCAAACGCAATGCGACCAAGACAGGAACGGACGATAAATAACACAAACCGTCCGCAAGCAAGGCAACACCAAACAGGAATCACCCAAATTCTTAGTAAAACAAATTATCAAACATTTAAAATTTCAAAGTAATGAACGAACAGCAAAGAAATTCGCTGCTTGCAGAGGCAGCAAGCAAGGCTCTCGAGAACTCAGATGGAATAGAGCCAGTACAGATCGTCGTCCGAGAGGGAAAAGCCAACGATGTCAAGGAGCCACATGGACTCAGTATCACTGGCAACATTGACACGCCATACCGCTTCCTGCACAAACGCAAGAACCACGTCTTGATGCTTGAAGCGCACATCGAAGTTAACCGGGATGCCATGAACATCGAACTCATCAACGACGAACACAGCGCATATGAGGATCGGGTAGCCGGTATCCTCGCTATCTCACAAGACTTCGATGCACTGGGAGTAAACAACGGAGAGTATGTCTCCAACTTCGATCTCGCAGAGCGCATCAAGAAGCTGCGCACCCTTTTTGAGAGCCGGGACGCAGCCATGCGCCTGGTCTCCGAGCTGCGCAACTTCAAGGCCAAGATAGAGCGAGAGATGGAGCTCAGCGATGACAAACGAGGCAACGTGAACATTCGCAAGAGCCAGATCGTTGAGAGCAACCTGCCCGAGAGCTTGAAGGTAACCGTACCCATTTTCAGGGGCATGGAGCCAATGACCTTCGAGGTAGAGGTGGAGGTAAACCCATCAGACCTCTCCTGCACACTCACCAGCCCGGAGGCCAACGACATCATCCGTACCAGCAGGGATCACATCATCGACGATGAGCTGAACCGCATACAAGAGGAATGCCCGGAGCTCTTAATCATTGAGCGATAATACGAAAGTAAGAATATAAAGTCTGAGACTTTGTTATTGCATACAGAAAAGCCCCGGCACGGCTCAGCGTCGGGGCTTGCTGTGATAAATACATCAGAAGCGATATGAAAATATTCTATAGCACATACCACGACATCTTTGCCTTTGCAAGAAAGGCATTCAGAGGCGCTATTCTCGGCATATCTCGTTTGCTATGGGTGGTTGTCCTGCTTGTAGCAAACAGTGCGAGATTCGCGTTCCTATGGCTCTCTGAGGTTATCAAGAAGAAGCCATTGGTGACGCTGCTCGTGTTCGCGGGGTTGCTCCTTGCGACAAACAGCGTGAACTACATCGCTATGAAGGCGAAGCTCAACACTTCCCGGTGGCAGTATGACACGTTTAAGATGCACACGGATTCCATAATGGAGGTTTACAACATCAACAAGAATTATTCTCGGATAACGAGTTATGAATGACCAACCTATGTGCTATTCTTGCGTGGATGGCTACAATTGTTAGCAAGAAATAAAGAATACAACTATGCCAATTAAACCAGAGAACAAGGGACGATACCCTAAGAATTGGAAAGAGATACGTCATCAGATTTTGCTGCGTGCCAACAACCGCTGTGAGTTCTGCGGACGTGAGAACCATTCGATAGTGGACAATGGTCATGGAAAGATGATCAAGGTTGTGCTTACAATAGCTCATCTGAATCATACTCCCGAAGATTGCCGACCAGAGAATCTAAGAGCCTTGTGCCAACGTTGTCATAATAGATATGACGCAAAGCATAGATCAGAAACAAGAAAAAACAATAAGAAATAAAAGATTATGGAAAAGAATAACGATAAACAATTCGCCATTACTCTCAGCGAGCGCCAGCTGCGTCTCCTCGCTTATGCTTGCCGGGTAACAGATCGTTTGATCATCGGTCAGCTTAACTTCTCACTACAAGAGTGCTGCGAGGCGGCATTTGAGAAGCTCCATAAGAGCGATGAAGCTGGGAAGATTGGCAGCGGTTCATGGAATTTAATGCGGTTTGTTGTCGAGCAGTCGATACAGACGCTCCGTGCAACGTGTTGGGGAGTAGAATATGGTCAGAACCACGGCCTCGGTTACGACAACTCAGCTGACATCCTCTTCGACATGCAGAAGGTCATCGAACACGCTCTATGGCTGGAGGAAGACCCGGATAAACGGTCTAATTGGACGAACGATGCTTTCGAGCATACAAGCCCCATAGGGGACGAAAAGAACATTAAAGTAAAGAAAGTTTGAGCTATGGAAAAGATAACATCTGCAACGATTTTCAAGGCATTTGACGGAAAGATTTTTACGTCAAGTTCTGAGTGTGAGAGGTATGAAAAGCAGAGAAAAGAGTTTTTGGATAACCTTAAATTCTTTGTAGTAAATCATTCTCCTGATTTAAATGAAACAGGACTTTTTACAGAGGAATTGCTTGTGGCTGTGTATTCAGAATATGGGTATCATAAAGAAATAGTGAATAACTATTGTATAAAGAAATTCGGCTATTTAGGTGTGGGTGTACAAGGATGGAGATTCCAAACTTATTTTAGTGTTTATCCAACAGACTTTGAAACATACTCAAAGGGCATGCTTGAAGATTGGAGAGGCTATGAATCTCATCCTAAAAAGATTCTTCTCAGCCCAACAGAACTTGACGAGTTCAAAGATATAGAAAGATTTGATTACATGAAAGAATGGGGATTTAAGTAATTCAATACTATATCAAGTTAAGAAACTATGAAGATAATAGAACCAAAAGTAGAACTTCTGAGTGAGTTGGACATCACTCCAGAATCACACATAGCAAGATGCGCACGTACCTGCTACGGTCGTGAGTACAAAGAGCCTAATCAAGAGGATGGTTGCTTCGAGGCTTATTTCGTCATTGATAATATTGGGGCGGTAAAATTTAATGCAACATTATCCGTGGAAACTTATCATCTTGCCAGCAAAGAGGAAAGAGAGAAGGTTTCCAAGATGTCCTATTCAATGTTCCAAAATCTCATCGCGGTCGAAGAGAAATTATTGAAGTAAAGACACTCCTTGCAGGAGGTACTTGGCGGGGTATGAGCTACCTGTTCCCTGATACGGGCACAATTCCAACAACTAACACAACACTATGGCAAAGAAACAGCAACAGCAAAACATCAACACAAAACCCACCATCACGCGCCCGTTCGTCTCATGGTACACCGAGGGCGTGCACATCATAGACCCGTCACGGAAGGCTTCCGTAGAGGTGGCCAAGTTCATCGAGGGCAAGGAGGCCGACGGCAAGACATGGCTGATGAACGTATACACAGCACCAGAATACCGCAACAGGGGAAAGGCCACAAGGCTCATCGAGGCGGCGAAGAACTACTGCCGGAAGAAATCCGTCAAGGCACTCTACTTATGGTGCGAGGCGGACAAGATACCGTTCTACGAGAAACGTGGGTTCAGGAACATTCATAAGTTTGGAATACAGAAAGACGGAACTGTGGTATACTCAATGGTGTGCCCGATATGCACCGGTGAGGGAAACAGAAACTGAAAGCAACCAAAAAAAAGAAGGACACTATGGACACCAGCGAGATACAGCACGCAATAGACCTCCACTGCCCGCGTCGGGCACGCCACCTCTGCAAGCTATACGCGGAGATGATGGGATGGGAAGAAGAAGAGACCGAGCAGCTTTACAAGGAGCTGAAAGACAAGTTTGGACTTGACAAGTTAAAATAATCGCTTCAAATCTTCATAACAATCAGTAAACGATTTCCTTTAATTATTCAAAGCGGCAGGCGAGCCGCATGAAAGCATCTTTATGTTTTCCAACAGGTTTATTAATGTGTAATTTAACGTTTATGAAATGTATAAGTTTTTGTATAGGTTTAACTTTGAAACACGCCGATGGCCGCCCGTGAGGGCATGCCGGAGGAACAGCGCGCCAACCCGTGAGGGAGAACGCGCCAAAGGGCACGGCGGTTTGCGTGGGTTCGACTCCCACGGTGCCCACAAACGTTTTTTCAATCAATATGTTTCGCCAGTGGGTGAACGTCAGTAACTAAAGAATATCTGAGAGAGCCGTCTGCACGCGAGTGTGGGCGGCTTTTTTGTTAGCCCCGTTCCGTAAGCCTTCTTTGCGCAGTGACCCCATGACGAAAAAGCGGCAACCATGCCTCCCGCACGAATGCCGCCTTCAGCCTTCACCAAGGCCATCTCTTAATCGTAAAAACAAAAACCAATAACTAAACTAACTTATGAAACATGAAACAATAACTCTAAACATAAAAAACATGTAAAACATCAAATACCTATCATTTCAAAATATCCTTATCCAGCCTCCAACACCCACGAACACGTCCGGCCGTTTCGTGATCAGCCCGTACCCGGCACCTCCCACGATGCCAGCCCCGAAGCGTTCGTGCAGCCAGTTCCGTGCGGCATCCTTCAGGGTGCCGTCCTTGACAACCACCGTCCTTGTCACCGTCCTTCCGTACACGTGTATCGAGTCCAGTCTTGCCTCATATCCGCTCACCCAAGCCGTGTATGTGCTGTCCTCGTATCTTTTCTGCGTCCGTGGAACAGTTGCCCATACCGTGTCCTTTCGTGCGAATTTGCCCGATTCCTGCATTTCTGAGCCAGCACCAACGCTATCTCCACCGTTCCTCTTTCCGCTGGGTTCGGTATGGCGCTGCTTTGCAGCGCCGTCCCCACGCAAGGCCTTGACAAGGCTGTCCGGCTCAAATACCTCTATCTCTGCTTTGGGCAATTCCGGTTCCATTGGCAGCACAACGGGCACCCTTATCACCCCTGTCGTGGCGCTGTCCGCCGACCTTGGCTCCGTGAAGCGTACCGTGTCCCTCACCGTGTCAACGCTTACAACCTGCCCTGATACGAAAGCCTCCTTGCCCTTGGTATAGCCATAACCAAAGCCGATAAGCAGTCCACATAGCAAGCCAGTCAAGCCTGTGCACGCAACTCCAAACAGAAACCATCGCCTATGAATATATTCTTCTTCCATACCTTATCTCTTTACAGCGTGTTGATATACTTATTCGCCTTCCGCAGCCAGTTCAGTCTGTCTTCCATCCCGTTCGTGCCGCCGTTGATCCGCTTCGTCAGCTCCGTGAAAGCGTCACGGTCAGCATATTTGTTAAGGCCGTTCTTCTTCCAGAACCACAGTGCTGACAACAGGGCATACTCCGGCTGCTCCAGCATCTCAGGATGGTTCACGCAGCCAATCTTCAGAACCTTAGCCAAAGCTGTATAGTTTGCTCTGCCCGTTATCTGTATGTACCCACGACCCTTGAACCTTACACCGTCGCCTTTTTGGGTATTCCCCAAGTCCGTCCGTCCCTCGTAGGCCTTGCCGCTCGCCAGCTCCCTTGTGTACAGCAACCCGCAGCTCTCATGTGCCACCTGTGCGCAAAAATATCGCAGCCGTCTGAGATACTGAGCTTTCTGATAGGCGTATGGCGCTTTGAACCCGTACTCCTCGCCCTTGTCGTTCATCACCTTCACGAAGTCGAAAACTTTCTCCCACGATGCTCCCTTGATCATGTCCTTCAGTTCTTGTGCTTTCATATCCTTACCTTTCCTGTCTTTTCTTTTTTTTGTTTGTTCACTTCTTCGTTTCCGTATCTCTCCCTGCCTCCTCGAAAGCCTCCTCGACGGCCTCGCCTACCTGCTCACCGCCTTTCTGGCGGGCGAAAGCTACGGCAAGCGCCTTGGCAAAAGCAAGGACATAACCCTTGGCGTTCCTCTTCTCTACCTTGATACCGTGGTTGAATAGGAAGTGCCCGCCGGCACTGCTCAGCTCGCAGCCGCAAGCGATAAGCCCTCCGACCCAAGCCCCGTAGATATATGGCACGCCCACGTAAGGGAGGAACGCCGCACCGATAGCCTCGAAGACCATCATCAGGAGCACGTAGTCAACGAACTTGTTCATCGTGCGTCGTACAGCCCTCGACCTGTGAAACTTGTAGAGGTCACTGAGCATCGTGTTGCCTTCCTTGTCAGCCGCCTCCTTGCGTTTTGCGCTCTCCTTGGTGCCGAGCCGGAAGTCAAGCGCGCAGCACAGCACGATGGCGATCAATATCCACCGCGAGTCAACGATCATCTGAGTGATCTCATTATAAAATATTGTCACTCCAGCCGCCCGTGTCCCCGTCTGTAGCCCGTTGTTCGGTAAGTTAAGTATGTTGCTTTCCATCTGTATGTCCTTATATCTGTCCTTTTTGTCTTTTTGTCTTCAAATATGTCCTTTGTGTCTTTCTATCCTCAAACTTGTCTCCCTGTCATACCGATAGAAGAGCCACCCGAATACTCGAACACATACGAAGTACACCACCGAGAACACCGCCTGCACGTCGTTCCCCGACCGTCTGAGCATATTTTCCAAGAGGTACTTGTCAAACAGAAACCGCATGTGTCCGTCTCTCTTCTGGTCATACTCATCATCGTGTATCCGTGCGGCTGTATCGAACAGCTCACGGTAGGGCACGAGCCGTCTCAGCCAAGCCGAACCCACTCCGAGCCCATTGACCCCCTCCTTCCACAGGCATCCCTTTATCCTTCCAAATATCCTAATATCCATATCCATCCCTTTCCTTTATTTAAGTTCTGTGCGCCGCCCTTTAGGGCGGCGTTTTCCCTACGCTTGTTTTGTCGAGAACGCCAGTTTTTCCGGGTATCCCTCCGTAAAATCGTAAGCCAGAAGCGCATCAAGGTCTGCGAGCTTGGAGCTCTCAACGATATGCCTGTGCGTAACGTCATAGCACTCGCTTGCGTACACTTCCAACAGACCGAGCATCTTAACCGCCGTGTCAATAGCAAGTGTAAAACTTGCCGATGATGTCCACAGCGTCGTCTCCGTCTTACCGTTGGCTTTTTCCGCCATAAAGCGGAGATACAACCCCGTACGGTCTGCCTTGCTAAGCCAAAGAGCTACACCGTCGATGGTAAAACTGTTCACGTTCTCAGAGGTATCGTATTCCGTGATCTGCTTTGCCAGCTCCTGCCTCATACCGTCAACCGTAGCGGCTTCCGTGTATGCCTTTACCGGAACCCAGATGCAGTCGTATACAAACTGCCCGTCTTCGTTCTTTACCTCATTCGTACAGATATGTGCCATACTCGATGCGTAGACAATCTTGTCAGTCTGCGCGAGATGTATTTCTTTCGTCAATTTCATGTTCTATTATTTTTTTGTTGTTTATTTAACCTCACTTGATAATTCATAAGTGTACAGTGTCTTTGTCGAGATGAACCCGGCATCGAATACCGCATAGACAATAGCCATGTAAGGATGATTTGCGCCAGAGTCGTCAGATACCTTCCAAGTCTTATAGCTTCCGAGGAACCAACTGCCATTCGCAAGGTGCGTAAGCGCACCGTTGGCCCCCATCGTCTCGCCTGTGAAATACTTTCCGTCAGCTGCCTTGGCAAGGTCGGCAGTATCGAGACCATGCGCCGGGTCTCTAACGGGGGTGCCGCTCATGTAGGCGGCATGATACTGGTAAAGCGTTTGGCTCCCGTCAAGATTTGTCGGTGTATATCCTTCGGTGAAATATACGGCGGAACGGTCATCTGCTCTGCCGCCGAAGATCAGGTATTCGTAGTCCGTAGGGACGCAGTGTAGCCAGCCGGTATCCGATGACGTGCTGAACGAATAGCCTTTCATTCCGGCGATGACATTGGCCGATATGCCCTCGACGGTGTTTATAGATGACTCTTTGACATCCTTTGCCGTAATTCCTTTAGGGCCAAGATCGTAGAGGGGCTTGCCGTCATTGTCATAATAAGACAGGACAGCGTATCCATCACTGTTAACACCGAACTTGATGTTAGCACAACGATTCTTACCGAAAAATGTGGCCATGGCGTTCTCGATTAGCACACCGTTACCGTCTTTGCCGATGGTTGAAAGTGTCCTCGCATGTATCAGGTCTGCATTGATGCCGTCTCCGCTGAAAACCGCTATCTCTTTTCCGCTGTTCGTCCGGAACACTGTCTTGTTTGCTGTCAACGTAATCTTGTGGCTCTTGATGTCGATCCCCGTGGCCAGCATGTCCGTCTTGACGTTCACCCTTCCGTCAGTGCCGTACAGTGGTGATATGTCAAAGTAGGTGCCGCTGGAAAATGATACGCTGCTGCCCTCCGTACATGAGTTAACATTCTCCAGCACGGCACGGTCACGGTACACACCGTCGGTGGCGCTCGACTCTTTTCCGATGACGAGGATAGGTCTCGTCGTTACCCAGTTGGCATGCACGTCTGTGTTGTCCACGTTCACCGAGGAGCCGAACCCGTCTTGTGAATCCCATTTAGACTTTGCATAAGACTCGCCGATCTTACAGATCTTGATATAGCCTAATATGCCGTTCATCCTTATTCCAAGGGGATTCTGTGCCTGCCACGTAATACCGTATGTAGAAGTGTCCACATAGACCTTAGACCCACTGACGTTCGTGATATGCCATGTAGCCATGAACCACTGCTTGCTGTCCGTCGGCTGCCCGACAATGGCAAACGCGTTGCCGGCCGTTAAACTCCCAAAACGATATAGATATTCGTTGGTCACGTCAGCATAGTATCCGTCGCTATCATGCTTCAGCAAATTATAAGGACTCCCGGCTTGTGCGTTAATCTGTGCGGTTGTCCATGTATCATTCGCAAGCCGCACAGCATCCGGCACCCATGAAGGGTCGGAGGCCACCTGCATCATGTAAGGCCATATACCGCTTATGTAAGCATCCGAACAGTCAACAGTAACGTCGTATTTCGAGCCGCCGCGAAGCCACACGACCATGAAGGAGAACACGTTATACTGCGCGATCTTCGGGCATATAGGAGTGTCAGAAGGTGTCGTCCAACGTTGTGAAATGCTCTCAATACGAAGCTGCCCGTCTTCATAACTGCCCCAAGCATTAGCTATATCCGAGAATACCAGTCGGAAGGAGAACCCCTGACCATGGGCCATATAGCCCTTTTCGCTTCCGTAGGCAGCGTTAAGCGGTCTGTCTATCTCCACGGTATGCCGCACGCCATCGTCGTCATTGAACTTAATCATCACCGGGTAGAAGTTGTCGCTGTCCAGTGTCGTGAAGTCCACCTGCGTGCTCGTATGCGGCTTACCTGTATCTATTCCTCCATTTTGCAAGTCCTGCACCTTCAAACTTATCTGCCCCTGCCCCTGCTGGATGGTCTCTATCGTGCCCTTCATGCCATCCATGTCATTCTGCATGGATGTCGTCGTGTTCTGTATCTTGCTGAGCGTGGAGTTCACATCGACGATCGCACCGGGATTGAGAGAGACAGGCACCACGAGGCTGGCCAACTGGTTGCCTACAGTGTTTCCGCTGATAAGGTCGTACAAGGAGATAGTTGCCGATCCGGGGATAGTGTCTTTGCCGACCTCATAGGAGGCAGTCTTTGAGACCTTGAAATAGTAAGTATCATGGAGAGTGAACGCCTTCGTGCCGTCATAATTACTACCGCCCATGCTCAGCCGGAAATAGTCGTCATATACGGCATCTGCAGTACCGCAGACCGTTTTCTTATCTCCAATAGTCTTGTACACCTGCACGTCACCACTGATGCTCACCTCTACCGTGCTTCCGTCCGTCAGCTTCCCCGTAGCCTCGAAGTTGGCGCACGGCTCTATCGTGTACACCGTTGCCGCTGCGCCTGTTGTAGATTTGCCTTGCTCGCCGTCCCGCACCATCGGCACGGTAATGGCGTCTATAGCCTCATTGCTGCCGACTTTGTAAAGCGTCGCCGTGTGGGAGGCAGCATCGGTCGTTGCGCTGAATCCCCATTTGCTCGCACGCTTTGTGGTAGTGTCGTTGTCCAGCAGCCAGTAATATTCCGAAACATCGTTAATTCCGGGTGTCTTCGTCCCTTCCGGAGTAAAGATGACGATGCTCACCGTCACACTGTCATAGTCCCATTTATCTGTCGTAGGATTATAATGCAGTGCCGAGTGATCCACCCGCAACTTTGCAAATGTAGGGGTCTCGCCTTGTATTCCCTTCGCTGCCGCAAGGCTCCAGTAAGCCGATGTTGCCGATGGTTCCGTGCCCTTGATGGTCTCCCCAATAGCCACTCCTGATGCTATCCATGTCTGGCCTTCATAGGTCACCATGTCATTATGCCCATAGCTGGCCGTGTCGCTATATTCCCCACGCACCACCGCCACGGTCTGTGTCTCTTCCGGTGCCGCATAAGGCCGGAGGATGAAGTTGTCGGTGGTAATGAGACTTTTCTTGATGCTGAACAGATTAACGATGTTCGCATCCGGCAGGTCATAGTGGTTGATACCCTTGTAAATCGCCCATCCCCCAAAAGACACCGAGAAGATAGCCACGCCCTGCTTCGTCTCATCCCAGCCATGCCCCATGCCGATGATGTTGTCGCCGGCAAAAGGCAGGGAGTTCAACTTCTGGCTGGCACCGCCATACCCGTAGTACCAGGTAGTTCCCGCCGCGTCCGTCAGTTTGATGCTGCCGCTCGTCGAGTTGCTCAGGTCGATCCAGTGGTATTGCTTCCCCTCTATAGTCTTGGGGGCCGAAGACACGCCCACCACCAGCCGCCAGTAGTCACGGTTTTGGTAGTCTGTGTAGTCCCCCGGCTTGGCGATGTTGTTGGTCTTTGCTCTTGCCAGTTGCCCCACCGTCCACTCGTTTTTGATCTGCCGGTCTCCATCCGAAGCGAGGAAATAGCAGCGGAAACGCTCTACCGTTTTCCCCTCCGGTATAACGAGCGTCGGCTTGGTTCCGTAAGCATCTGCTATGCAGATGCCCTTAGCGTCGAGGGCCTCCACTCTGTCCACCCGATTGCCGCAAGTGCTCATCACCACGGTGCCGCCGATAAAGCTCATCTCGTGCACCTCCAGTTCGGCCACGATCATCTTCATTCTTGCAATGAAGTTGTCTATCTCCAAGGTGTATCTCCCGTCCGTGCCCTTAGTGATACCATATCCTTGACCATCGAAGCCCATGCCCGTCCCCGCATGGAAGTCCGAGCTCTTTAGATACTCTGCCACAACACCAGCCAGCTTAGCGATGCCGTCCTTGCTGATGGTGTAGCTCCCATCGGCGCCAATCTTCAAGTCGCCCTTCACAGCAGCGTCGCCCGTCACCTCCGCCTCGCCCATGGTCAGCTTGTGCTTGGTCTCATCGTCCTGATCCTTCCTCAGAAAAACGTCCTTCATCGCGTCCGTCGCACCGCTGATCCACGTCCGTATCGTGTTCCACACCGAACTGCCGCCGTCGAGTTCCTTGGCGGAAGCGGCATGAGTCGCCTCGTCAGCCCGGTTAGCGTGGTCTGCGTCGTCGGCATGGACCGCGTTCTGTGCGTCCCCTCCCGACGGGGTGCTGATCCCAGAGCCTACAGACCCGCCACCCGTGCCGCCCGTCTTTCTTTTCTTGCGTATGATGTCTATTCCGATCATAAGTTCCTTGTTTCTATAATTACAGCCATGAGCCGGAAATTGGAGCCGACCGGTCCTGTGCTCCGTCCCTTGCGGTTCTGTGCGGTGCCCTTTAGGGCAGCGGCTTCCGTGCTCCGTCCCTTGCGGTTCTGTGCGCTGCCCTTTAGGGCAGCGGCAACGGTCAGAACGCCTCTTCCATCTTCACCTGCGCCGACCCTTCCATAAGGTTATATCCGATGTCACGCACATAGAATGTCTTACCCGCCAGTGCCGGATGCGTCCATCTCGATGTCTGTGCAACGTCCATGTTCACGCACTGCATGTTCTGTGTAAGCACGATGCGTGGTTGCGACAGCTCCTTATAGTAAGCGTCCACGTAGAGCTTCTCTGCCTTTGCTGACTCGCCGCTTGTCTTGTTTGCGATGGACGTAATTGCAAGACCGTCCTTGCCGCAGACCGTCGTGTACATGATCTTGCCGGAGAGACCGTAATTGGCAATCTCTTCCGCCGTGAAACCGCTGTGGATCTTCATCTCAAGGTCGTCCTTCTTGTTGTAGAACTTATGCGACGTACGCGACATGTACACGATGTCCTCCTCACCGCCGTTCTCAACGTCCGAGTAGATCTTTACCGAGAAGTTCTTGATGATGACGCTGCTAACATGAGCCATGAGCGGTATGTTGTCCGTGCCGTATTTCGTATGACGGAACATCGTCTTGTGTCGGGTCACGTGATAGTCAGCCCATACAGTGTTGTCGATGCCCAGCACTTGAAAGACCATGCTTCCATGCAGCTTCGCGTCGTAGGGTAGAGGAATGGCCATGCCTTTCTCAGCGTCTATGTTCGTCGTATAGTCGAAGTTCGTGCCGATGTCGAAGTCCTGCCCGATCAGCTTGTCACCGATCTTGGGATTGATGCCGATAGTGAAAGTCTGCTCCAGGTACTCGTCCGTGTCAGCGCACTCAGACAGCTCCTTGTAGGTCTGCCATGAGAAAGCGCCCACAGACCCGTTCCCGGTCTTGTCCTCCACAAGCACCTTGTCACCGATCCTCAGCATACACCATAGGATGTCTACCTTATCAACCTCGTCCTTGCCGCTTGCCGTCTTGTATTCATAAATTTGGGCACCGTCTTCGGTATAGGGTATCCAACCCTTCCTCGTGCCGGTCTGCTTGCCCTGTTTCCACCATTCGAAGGCCAGATAGCGTCCGTCCTTGTTCACGCGGCTCGCTGACACGTTCGGAAGGTTCTTGTCAAGACCGGCAATGGTAGAATATCCGTTATCAATAGCGTACCGGCTCATAAAATCGTCGTCCGTCGCATATTTGCGCACCTTCTCCACCTCGAACGCGGTGGGCATCAGGGGAGCGAGAGCTATCGTGCCGTCTATCACAAGGTAATTGTGATAGCTGCCGTCGGTGTCGTCAGCGACATCGGGAGAATACGATGCCGTAGCGTCGCCGCTCTCGTAGCTAATCACTGGCATGGCCTGCTGTATGTCCGCGTCCGCAGGGTATGGTGACGTGTCACTGCCGTTGCCGTTGACGGAGATCACGAGCTCGTCGGTCATACTGACGGAGCTCTGCTTGCTCGTGTCACCCGTGCCCGGCTTGTGGTCTACGCTGCCGACCTGCAACAGCAGAGCTCCGAGATTGCTGCCGAGCTTGTCTGTTACATCCTCCGGATAGGTGTAGCTCTCATCTGTCGCCCAGTCCGTGACAGCCGTCCCAACACCGCTGCCGCTCCCGATCTTCCAGTACACATTCCGCATTACCCTCACGAGATAGTCTTTCCACACCTGAGAGTCGTAGCCGTTGTCCGTGTGGTTTTTCACGAGCGAGAAGAACGCTCTCGCCGCTTTGATGCCTTCTCCATCCGCCGCATATTCCGTGCAGTAATACTGCCTCGCGCCCATGGCAGGGATCTTGCCCGTTGAGTCCAAGGGTGACCGGAGCACCGTATCAGACCCTTTTGGACTGACCGTAAGACAGAGCTGGTTGAAGATTTCCTGCACGTCTATCTGGGTGTCCGTGTCCTCGACATTAGAGGCAGACAGCGCCGTCGATACACCCGTGCAGCCGGGCAGCTGCGCCGACTGGCCTGCTCCTTCTCCGACCGAAACGAGCAAAGACCACGATGTTGTCCCGGCGCGCACCGTGTCCCAGGAGAAGACATAGAAGTCACGTCCATATTGCACAATATGCAAGTCCAGATATTTAAGCACCGCCTCCGCAACGTCGAGATAAGTAACGGTATCGTCGGCACTCTCACCGAGAAACGCGATGTCGCTAACCCTCAGCTCATCAAACACGTCCCCCGTGCCAGTCTCCGAGGCGCTGCCCGTGCTCCCGTTCTGTGCGCTTCCATTTACGGCAGCGCCCCTGTTCTGTGCGCTGCCCTTCAGGGCAGCTTCCGCCCCTCTCGATGCGTCCCACCACACGTTATAGCTTCCCCCGTCCGTGCCCTTGCTGAGAGCTTCCGTAAGCAGGTCCTTGAATGTCCGCATGCCAGCCTTCTCCGCTGCCGCCGTGTAGGTCGTCGTGTTGTTCACGCCCTTATAGTTGCTGTACTGCATGGCAGAGAGTGAGTCCACGCATTGCAGAGACAGATCATCGTAAACGTCGTTGAATGGCTGCGTCAGCGTCCTCGGCTCCAGCCACCCGCTGAACACGCAAGCCCCGTTGACGCTCACCTCCACCTTCCCGTCCTTATATTCACTGGTAAAAAGGTCTGAAACGTAAGTGGCGGCATGCAGTGCTATCGTGCACGAGTGCTGCTGGCACACGTCCAACGAGTCGTTCACGCCGCTGTCTATCGTCACGGTGTCATCAGCCGCGAACTCCAGCACCCCGCCCGGCTCAATGGCTATATCATTGCCCGTAGACCCCGCAATGGTTATCTCCACCGCCACGGTGTCCCCTTTCTTGTTTACAAAGCTGCCTTCTATCTTCATCTTCTGTCCTTTATCTATTTATGAATAACCGCCTTCCGTGCTCCGTCCCGTAGGCCGCTGCTGTGCAGCGGCTCCCCGTCTTCTCCGTCCCTTCTCGCCCCTGTGGTTCCGTGCGCTGCCCTTCAGGGCAGCGTCCCTACAGGTATCTCTTCCCGATCTTCGCGCCCAGTGCCCGCGTATTGCTGCCCATGAGCTCCATGTCGTTGCCTTTGAGCTTGCCGCGCACGTTGATCGTCAACACCTGCGACGCGTCCCCGATGGCCCCCACCTGCGGCCTCACGGTCTGCATCTGCGGGAGTCGTGGCAGGTAGTTCCCGTTGGCGATGGCATAGAGCCTCCGTTGCTGGGCGGTATTGAAGATCATCTCCCCGGCGTTGCCGCGGAAAAGCAATTTATCACCGCTCGATGTCGGACCGGTAAGCACACCACCCGTAGCGTAGCCTTTCAGTGTCGCTATCGTACTCGCCACGATGCCCAGACCGCTTGCCACGGCTGCTACCCATCCCCATGGCCCAAGCCCAGCGTTCTCTGCCGTGTAGGTGGCGAAACCAAGAACGATCTGACCGATGGCGGCCATCACCGCACCTGCCTTGGCAGCTTCACCCTGCCCGCCTAACTGCTCAAGGCCCTGCCCCATGGTGGCAATACCCGCGCCTGCTGCCGCAGCATATTTGGCCGTGGCGTTGAACGTCTTGCCTGCGCCCGTCGTGTCCTTCTTCGATTCCTTTGCAGCCTTGCTGATGTCCTTGAAGGCCTTAACAACCTGCATAATGTTGTTCCCAAGCTGATTGCCGCCAAAGCTCTGCGTGAGTTCCTTGACGCTCTCCTTGGCCTGCTCGATCGATGCCTTCTTGATCTCTATCGTGATAGGCTTCACACCCAGCTTCTTGAGCTGCTTGTTGATATTCTCGATCCTCCGTTTGGCCTCGGTCTCGTCGATGATTCCGGCATCATACAAGCCTTGTATATTAGATCCGTTGCTCTGTGCGTTATGGTAGCTCTGCAACTTGTCGGCCTCTGACCCCTTGACGATATACGACGGCTCGACCTCGGCCGAGATGGTCACCTCACCTTTTGTAGCGACATCAATCTGATGTTGCAGGTCGTCAACCTTGGCAGATGCTGCCACTCTCGCCTCGATGGTCGTGGCGTTGTCCATCTGCTTCTGAGCCTCCTTGAGCTTGTCCTGAAGCTGCTCGACATAGCTCTTTACCTCATTGTCTGGTTTCTCCAATCCGATCTTAACCTTCAGGTCTTTCGATTTCTGCTCAAGCTCTTTATACTGTTTCTGCAAGCCCTCAGCGACGCTTGCGTCGTTCGTGGCATATATCTTTTTGCGGAGTGCGCTCATCTGCTGATCATACCAGTCGAGAGAGCCCTGGAGTGCCTTCTTGTCTGTAGAGGCAGAACCTTTAGTAGTACCAGTATGCCCCGTATGGCTGCCAGTGCCCGTGGAAGCGTGATACTGCTTGCCGCTCGAGTACTTTGCGAGCCCTCTGCTCGCCTGACGGCTCTTCTGCTCCGAGTAGTCCTGAAGAGATTGTGCCGTGCGCCGGTGCTGGGCAGCATCCTTCCGGGCTTTATAAGACCGGGCGCTCGTGACCTTGATCTTTCCGCTCCGAATACCCTCAGAGTATTCGTGAGCCGACATAGATCCTGCTGCTCCTTTAACGCGAAACCTCGTGTTTGCGTCTGCTCCGTCTGCCTTTTCGAGAGATCTCTGTCTGGCCTTGCTTTCCTCGTCCTTTGCCGCAATATCAGAACGGAGAGCCTTCTCGTATTCCTCCTGCGCTACCTGGGCAGCGGCGGCCGCCTCAGCGCGGGCGTACAAAGCCTGCCTTACCTTGTCCGTGCTCTTGACAAGGAAATCCTCCGCCTCGCTGACAGAACCTATCCTGACACCTAAAGAGTGGAAGGCATCGGCGGAGTCGCTGATAAACTTCAGACGTTTCTTGTCGTCGGTCAGTGCCTGCCATTTCTTTCTCAGTCCCTCATACTTCGAGATGAGCGGAGCAGCTCCGTTGGCTGCGAGGTCGCCCATCCTCGACTTCGCCTGCTCTGCTGCCGTGGCGGTCTTCTTCATGCCTGCCGCCGCTTCGTCCGAGGAATCGCTTGATTTGTCCAGCCAGTTTACGAGTGCTTCGATGCCCATGGTGAGGAGCGCGATGGCAGCTCCTACGCCCGTTGCGATCATCAAGCCTCTTATAGCCGTCTTGAAAATGGTGGTGCTGACGGCGGCGGCCAGAGCTCCCTTGCCTTCAAGCTGTTCAGCGACGGCCATCTCTACAGCTGCGTTACGTGCGGCTGCAAGGACACTCTTCAAGCCGGAGACTACCATGCGGTAAGAACTCGTGGCGAGCGTGACAAGACCAAGGCGGCCAACAAGACCACTAAGAGCACTGCCGACCGTGCCGATAGCCGTTACAGCCATGCCTATCTGACCGATAGCCGCAATGTAAGACTGATATTCGCTGAAGAATCGGCCAGCCTTCACCTGCAAGCCGCCAAAGGCGTTGGCAAGCTGCTTGGCTTTACCGGCATCTGTCTTGGCCATCTCTGCGTTCATGTTGCCTACGTTGTCCGTGATGGCTTCCGCAATAGCCTTGGCACGTTCGCTCTCGTTGCCGTACTTGATCATCTCGGCCTGCGAGTCCGACAGGGTGATGCCGACTCGTCGCATGGCCGTAGCGTTGCCCATCAATGCCTTGCCCATCAGGTTGGCAATGCCTACCGCATCCTCGCCCGTAGCACCGAGGCCACGCTGCTGGACAACGAGGTTGTTCATCGCTGGCAACAACGTCAGCAGAGTGCTGCGCTGACTCGCGAACGTAGCCAGTTGTTGGAGGCCGCTCCGTTGGACCGTACCGCCGACAACGCCCAACTTAGTCTGAGCGGATATGGCCTTGTTCACCGCTTCCGTGTCGGCTTCCGTGGCGTGCATACGCTGGCGCATAACCGTCGTGAGCTTGGTCTGTGCCTCCGTAGCCGCATTGCTCTTGGCGATGAACGGCTGCATGGCACCGGTAAGCTGTTGAAGGCCGCTGTAGAGGTTATTGTACAACGAGGAGATGCCGGCCCATTTGAGGATAGCCCGGCGACCTTGCTCGGCCTTGTCGGGAATGGTGCCCAAGGCCTTGCCAAGCTCCTGAACGCCTTGCTTGCACTGTACAACGACATCCTTGCCGTTGACCGAT